GATGGTTTATTTCTTGCAGTAAACTGTAAACGAATTTTAGAAGTAGATTGGAAGTTCAACGAAAACTACGACTTCCATCTATACGACTTATCAAGCAGTCTGGATGCTAATGCTAAAAAGTTAAAACTAGGTGTATTTCCTATTCATCTTATTCATAAGTCACCAGGTCTTCGAGATATAAACGATAAAAACTTTCAGCGCAATCAAATGCAATTCTTAAAAGAATATCAACATTGATGAATTTAGATTTAGATCAACTTGAAACTGTAATTGCTTATAAATGTTTAACCGATGAGACTTACCTCGCTTCGGTTGTAGACTATCTACAACCTGTTTATTTCAGACAAAAAGATATCCAAGCAATCGTAGGTATTATTGCTGAATTTTATAGTAAGCGTAATGCAGCACCTACCTTGACAGAGATTAAAAACTATCTCACTACCGATGTTTTAAAGACGCAATTTAAGAATGCTGTAGGTTTATTCTCAGGTATAGATAAAAATCTAAACCGAGATGAATTATACGAAAACACTGAAACTTTCTTAAAAGAACGAGCGGTTTTCCACACTCTAACTCAAGTAATTAACTCTACCGGAAAAGAGAAAACAGATACTGCCGGCATTCTTACTCAGTTTGAAAAATCTTGTAATATTTGCTTAAACTACGACGTTGGTATCGATTTATTACCTCAAATTGACCGTGTTTGTAAAGACTTACATCAAGAGAATCCATATATAACTACAGGGTGGAAGTGGTTAGATGATAAACTCGGTGGCGGTCTTATGGAGCAGGGCCGCGCGATGTATGTTTTCGCCGGTGAGACCAATATCGGTAAAAGTATCTTCTTAGGTAACATAGCTTCACACATTGCTACACAAAATAAAACAGTTCTAGTTGTCTCTCTAGAAATGTCAGAGATGATGTATGCTCGTCGCCTTTGTACTAACTTAACAAAGATACCGATAGTTCGATTAAAAGAAGATTCTGAACTCTTAAAAACACAGATTACCGATATTGCTAGTAAACTACCACGTGCAAAGGTATTAATTAAAGAATTTCCACCTAGTACACTAACAGTAAACCAGCTTAGAGGATTCATTAAAAAGCTAACAGGAAGAGGGCTTAAGATCGATGCAATCGTTCTTGATTATATCAATCTCCTACACTCTACCACTGGTAATAATTCTTACGAACGAATCAAATACTGTGCAGAGCAGTTAAGAGCTCTCTCATACATTTTCAATTGTCCTATTATTACAGCAACTCAACTTAATCGAACAGGTTATGGGGTAGATGAACCTGGATTACAGACAATTTCTGAAAGTATGGCTCTTCCAAATACTGCAGATTTTATGGCTGGTATATGGCAAGATGATACCGATCGACAACTTGGTGTCATTAAAATGGGGCTCATGAAGAATCGATTTGGCCCTAATTTTGGTAACGTTAGCATGCGGATAGACTATAGCACTCTAACAGTATTTGAAGATAAAACAGTAACTAGAACAGAATCAGGTGAATCAGCTCTTTCTACATTAGCTGCATTAACTCGTTGATATTGAAGAGAAACATCATAACTATTGATCACATGACGAAGAACATATTCATTTTTACAGATAAAGATCTAGATGGCGCTGGTTGTGTACTTGTTGCAAAGTGGGCGTTACCTGCTACAAACATAAAATTTACCTCTACCAACGAATTAAACTTTAAAGATACCTTTATTAAGTGGTGGGCTATAGCAGACAACCGACATAATTTTGACCAGGTCTTTATTTGCGATATTAACGTTGCTACTGAACACTTTGATATTCTTGATGACCCAAAAATTTGTATCGTTGATCACCATTCTAATAAAGAAGAGGTTAAAGCACTCTACAAAAGAGCAACTCTCGTTTGTGATAAGACAGCAAAAAGTAGTGCTAGGTTAATGGTTAATTTGTTATCTCCTTCTTTAACTTTCGATAAAATTGAATTGCTCGATCTAATAGACGACTACGATTCAAATACTTTAAGTCGTCCCATGTCTCTCGATCTGAATACTATTTTCTATGCAATGCAGGGAGATAGAGTAGCAGCCTTCGTAAAGCAATATTTTAACGGTCTAGCTCCCTTTACTTTAGAGCAACAAAACATTCTTAAGTTCCACAACCTTAAACTTCAACAAGTACGAGAAAATCTTAAAGTCTACCATGTTGATCTCCCTCTAGAAGGTACAGTACGAAAAATATACTCTACATTTGCTGACTACAGCGTAAATGATATAGCTCGCTATATCATTGAGAAGTATAAAGCAGATATCACTATAGTAATCAACTTAAAGAACAAAACTGTTTCATTTCGTAAAAACAAAACATGCAACTATGACATTAGCAAACTAGCAAAACAATTAGTCGATGGTGGAGGACACGAGAATGCTGCTGGTGGAGTGTTATCAGATAAACTGCTAACATTTTCTAAGCTGTTCAAAGAAGTATGATAATAAACGAAAGTTCTGAAACAGAAATTCAAGAAATATCACACCTCTTTCTTAGCTTTTGTACCTTTACTTCTCTAACTCAAGGGAAGAAACTAAACACGGCTAATGTGTTTTTACTTCTGCTTAAAAACAAACATTTGCGCAGCATTTTTAAACGTAGAATGGAAATTGATAACGATTACGAAGCGGTAAGTTTATTTCTTCGATTTGATCCCTCGTTATATAAAAGCAAATATATAATGAAATACTTAAATAAAGCTGGAGAAAATAAAATTAAACGCTAAACTTACCATTGTGGATGATAATTTTGCAAAGTTTATTTACAATACTTGGTTGAAATATTCCCGAAGAGGTAAACCGTGGCAACCTCGTAAAGATTTCTCTGATTTTGAAAACGATAAGAATTACGTTGCTTTGATGAGATTGACCAGTTTCTTTAAAGCGCATAATACGGTTAACGTTGAATACTACATAAAAGCACCCTATGAAGTATATGAGAATACAGATGAAACTTTTTATCTCGATTTTTATACGGGTTCTAGAGCTGCTAAAGCGTACAACATATACACCAAAAATTTAATGGCAGAGATGCCTGATAACCAACTAGAGATAATTGTTAACTCCTTCATTTTTATCCGTCAATTTTGTGGTAACGTAAATATTAAACTCGAACAATACCTAGATTTTAAATCTGGTACAATAAGCGATTTCTTCATTCACCTACTCCAACACAATGTATGCATTTATGCGCTTTTTGCTTTTCCAGAATTTGATAGACGCATTAAAGATATCACTAAAGAAGAGATGGAATTTATCTTAGGTGGTGAGTTTGTTAATAACTTGGACGTGTTTAAGACTAGATGGCATGTGTCGTCCAAAGCAAAGATTTTGTCGCAACAATCTTATAAAAAAGTGAAAAATTTGCTTGAAAAATCGTAAATTAGCATTAATATATAGTGTAAGTTGCTTCTTGTGAAGTAATTTGCATAACAGACATAACAACAAAACATACATATGAGTACATATACAAACGAAATGTTCCAAAGCATTAAGGGTGCTTTGCAAAAGAACGAAACCGCAATGGGAGCCCGCCTCAAAGATCAACTCCGACTCGAAGTTAATAACTCTTACACTGTAAGGTTACTACCTCATACGAAGGATCCTAGTAAGACTTTTCTTCACTACTATGCCTTCTCGTGGAAGAGCTTATCCACAGGTCAAACTCTCGTATTAACCAGCCCTACCTCGTGGGGTGAACGCGATCCTATCGCTGAAGAGCGTTATCGCATTTACCGTGTTGGTACCGAACCAGAGAAGGAAAAGATCAAAGCTATCCGTCGCAGTGAAAACTGGATGGCAAACGCTTACGTCGTTGCCGACCCTGTAAATCCGGATAACAACGGTAAGATCAAGGTTATTCGCTTCGGCCGTCAGCTCCATAAAATCATTAACGATGCTATGGATGGTGAAGGCGCTGAAGATGTGGGTCCGCGCATGTTCGATCTAAGCCCAAACGGCTGCAGCCTTGTTATCAAGGTTGAGAAGCAGGGTGATTATCCAACATACGTAGCTTCAAAGTTCCGTAGCCCTAAGGCTATCGAGGGATTAGCTGAGGCAGACTATGAGAGAATCTACGGATCAGTATTTGATCTCTCTCAATTCGTTACAACGAAGTCTTATGACGAGTTGCAACTATTGTTCAATCAGCATTATCACTGCATTGGTGTTACACCAACCGCAGTTAAACCTGCGCCTGTAGAACAACTAGCAACTCCCGCTGCCGAACCAGTCGAAGCTGCTAGTACAGTGCCAGACCCGGAACTTGAAAAGTTAATGGAAAGCATCAAGTAAATATGGATAGTTTTGACACTAGCGATCCTGTTAAAGCCCGTGAAATTGCAATGCAATTCATGGGTCAGCAACTAGGTGAGATTAAAGATCTCAATACACGATTAATAGAATCAACAACAACGTTGAGACCTATCGATCCAAAATTTCGCGCAGTTGTCGATTCTATTCCATTACCACCTCAAGGGGCGCCGCCGCCAATACCTGTACAATATGTACAGAATGTTCAGGCGGCGCCCCAAGTGGGCCCACCACACCCAGAATTTCGCACCCAGCCAAAAAATGATAATCAATTAGAATTAAACTTTACATACGATATTGTTCAAGATCTTGTTGATAGAGTTACTCGAATTGAAGTCATGTGTAAAAAGATTCTCGAGCAAGTAGAATCTCAGCATACTCTATCGGTCCCCTTAAAAAAAAGTTGAATTTCTTTGAGTTTGTTCGTAATATCATAAAATGAATTTACACCTATCCGAACCAGAGACATTCATAGATTCCTTTATTTCACCTTTAAGCCGTGTAGCAGATAGCGGATCTCTTAAACTAGAAGCAGATAAAATCTCGTGTCTAGTTGCTACAGGAGATGGAACTATCATTGTCTATGGAGAGTATAAGGTAGCTATCCCTGAGATTACAGGAGTAGTAACTCTCAACATTCCAGATGTTAAGAAACTGTATAAATTGCTATCTCTGATAAATTGTAAGACAATCGACCTGGAAATAGGTTCCAATAATATCACTTATTCATCAGATGATATCCGATTCAAGTATCATTTCTACGAGAATGGTGTCATTAAAGCACCTACCCTCAACATGGCTAAACTTAAGACTATACCGTTCGATAGTAAATTTACCGTCACACGAGAACGGTTAAGTAATCTCCTTAAGGGAAGTACACTAACTCCTGATATTAGCAAGTTCTACATTTCATTCAAAGATGGTAAAGTTTATGCTGAGATTACTGATCTAGCTCAACAGCTTGTTGATAGCTATTCTACGTTTATTTCAACGAATTATGAAGGTGTATCTAATACCTCTCTAATACCTGTTAACTTTGAAATCATCCGCTTGCTAAGTGGTAGCAAAATCAATGAGTTTAACGTTCAGTTAGCTTCAAAATTGAATGTGTTTAATTTTGAATTGACTTCTGAGAAAGTAACATTAAACTACATTGTATCAGCGCTAATCAAATAATATGCACCTATCGAGAAACAAACTAAAAACAGCTGGCTACATTATCAAGCGTTTGCGTGATAATGGGTATATCGTAATTAAGATATTCGCATTCTTTTCAAAGACAGATCCACGCCGCTGGACAATTTTGATTAATCCAGGTGGTGAATCCGTATTCATGACATGCTACTCTAACCTTGAAGGTATTAGTGAAACTACCTTTGAGCTAAATGATGGTGGTTGTCACATTCCTAAAAACTTCCATATTAAGACAGATAGTCTAGAAGTCATTATTGAGTATCTATTGAGTCGTGGTATTTCAAATTCTGAATATTACCCAGGTAAGAACAAGTTCATCAAGGCGCGATTAAATACTAGTGATGAACAACAAGAGCAAAAAGCCGAAGAAGCTCAACAAAAAGTTGCCCAATATAAGTCCGATTGCGCCTAATACTAACAGGGAAAAGAAAAAAGATCTTGATGCTTTATCGGCAATGTTATCAGAATTTTTAGACTGTTACATTGTATTGGGATTTACACCAACCGGTGACGGAACACAGATAGTATGCGCTCATAATGCAAAAGAGTATAACAGCTTGTGTAACCATCTACACGATTTTACTTGTAATTTCTTAGCTCGCCCAGAATCTGACGAGGATTAATGTTTAAGTTGATTAAGGAACATCCAAAATCTAGATACTCCTACGCCATTACAACAGGTGTATTTGCAGGGGAAATCCTTATCTTTATACATAAATCAGACGAAACATATGATTTTCTAAGTATCCCAAAAATGGAAAATCGTCAGATACCACATATTAAGTTTGCTGAAGGTCTCAAATCTAAAATAGTCGATATTGTTGAGAAGATACCTAAAGGTGTGCTTAAAGTATGCGAAATGCAGTACAAAAAGAATAGTCAAAGCCTTAAATAATTGTATGAGTACGCCAGTTTTAGTAAAGCCTAATATTATTGTATCGCCGATCAGCGGGGAACCCTGCAGACCTACGCTTTCTACTCACATCAATAATGGTAAGGAAATTACAGAAGCTATCTGGACTGATCATGCATCTGGTATATTCATTCGTAAGGGTGTTGTCTCAATTAAAGACGTAGAAAAACCTTGCCCTACCACATAATTGATTATATAATCATTATGTGATTCTCCCCGAAGAATACATAGTTCAAAAATTCTACTCATATAACGGTGGTGTTAAGTATCTTAAACACCAACGAGTATATCAGGGATCCTGCTTTATCTGCAAAGAGGGTGCTTCGTGGTTAAAGAAAAAACGCTGCTATTACATAGTTAAGGACGATGCTATTTGCTGCCATAATTGCGGGTGGTATAGTAAACCGTTTAAATGGATTCAAGAGGTTACTGGGCTCACCTACGACGAGATTAAGAATGAGATCAAGTCTTACGAAATCATACCTACAAACTTAACGAAGGATCGCGAGCATAAAAAACCTGTTGTAGTAGAAAAGTTACCACACGATTCGATCAATTTACTTGATAAGAATCAGCTGCTCTTTTATAAGGATAATCACCCTATCAGGCAAATATTGCGCCTGATGCAGAGCCGTCGATTAATTACTGCAGTCAATAGACCTAAGGCTCTATACACGAGCTTAACTGATAGAGTTCATGCACATAGGTTGATTATACCATTCTATAGCGATCACGGAGAAGTAATCTTTTATCAATCACGAGGAGTAATGGATATTCACTTAAAAACCTATCCAAAATATCTCGGTAAAGTAGGTGGTGAGAAATCACTGTTCAATATCGATAAGGTAGATCCTAGCAGTGAATTCATCTTTATTTTTGAAGGTCCAATTAATGCTTTTTTCTGTAAAAACGGTATAGCAGTGGCGGGTATTCAAGAGAGGAGTTACAATACATTTACTAGTGTTCAATCTGATCAAATACAGAAATTTCCACTTCATAGAAAAATATGGATACTAGATTCACAGTGGAAAGATAATGCTAGCTGTCTAAAAACTCAGAAACTTATTGAGATAGGTGAAGAAGTCTTTATCTGGCCTGAAAAAGAAGGTAAGCTGTATAAGGATTTTAATGATATTGCTATCGATCGAAAAATTGATCAAATAGACGTACCGTTTATACTATTCAACACATATTCCGGATTACAAGCAAGTTTACAACTCGCTAATATTAGGAATGCGCCGAAATGAGGTAACCCTTCATCGATTCTGATAGAGAACTTAACTCAGCAGCTAAACGTGAAATTTTCTTTTTCTCACTACGAGCAATACTATCAAATAATGTATCACAGCCAGCTGTATGTAACTTACTCTGCAAAGAATGAGGAGTTGGAGAATTAAGAAAATCGATGAAATTATCAACCTTTGCAATCCACGTCTTTAGCTCATTAATTTGCTCATGTTTCTGTGCATCGCTTACAGCAGATGAAGGTACCGGTACGTCAAAGTCCTCTGGTCGAGTACCCTTATCTAGGGTATCAGCCATGGCTTGGCGCTCAGCAGCCTCACCTGGTTCTGTACCAGCACCCATTGCAGTATCTTGAGTATTTGCTGCTTCTACAGCATCCTGTTCCAGTACCATTAAGAAACGATCGTGAAATTTCATCGTAATTATTTATACTGACAGTGCATAATTTTACATAAATAATTCAGTGAGACGAACAACTGCAATCTTTGAAGACACTACGATGGCATATAATCGGTGGGTCCAGGGTATTGCTTCAAGAGAACATTCAGCTACTCAAGTAGGAGTTGCCCAATTAATGGGTAAACAGAGCCAATCAGATAAACCACCAAGACCTCTACACCCAACACTCGACAAAACCCCTGAAATACTTGGTAACGCTATACTAAATCTAACGAATTTACGTCAAAAAGTAAACCTAGCACTTACTTCAAATCTGGCTCAAGATCCAAAAAAGAAGAATACCTTGATGAAGATTCAAAAGAAGATCTCCCGTAATCTTCGATTTCTCAATTCTTTTATTGCCGACTTTAACAGTCTATCTTGATTTTACCTTTTTCGCATATAAATCATCATATGCCTAAAAGGTTAATCATAGCTCTAATTATCACAGTAGTCATCAGTACTGCAGTTGCTTTATTGTTTTCAAGTGGGGGTGTACTAGGCTTTATTCGCTGGTTTACTGCTGCTACTATAATTCAATTTATCTTGCAGTATATTATCTCTCTAGTTCTTGATGCTAAGCTAGGATTACAAATACGAAAGATTGAACAAGAGAATTTACGCTTAATAACAAAGAATGAGATACCATT